TCACGCTTTCCAACGGCTGTTGGGCTTGCCGTCCGAAACAACCGACACGAACACCGTCGTTTTTTCTTTTCGCACGTGCATAATCCTTTCCAGCAATGCCTTGCGGACTTTCGCCGCCCCGAACGATTCGACACGGAAAGCGAGGGCGGCTATCGTTTCGAGGTTGTAAACCTCCGCGCTGTATCTGTCCGATATGCGGATAATGCGCTTTATGTCATATATACTCAAAACTCCGCTTTTGCAGAGTGCCTTTATCCCTGCCCGAACCGTCGGGGCGATAACCCCGAACAGTTCGCAGATTTCCCACTCGGTCATGGCGGTTGCACCTATATCGCTCGGCAGGAAGATATTGCCCTGCCCGTCCATCGTGATAATATTCCTTTCTTCTTTCATCGGTATTCTGTTTTTAATTAGATGGCTCGGCAGATATTCTTCTCCATATCCTCCAACTTGTGCGACAGGGTTTCCATGTCTTGGCTTATCTTCTGGGCGGTGATTTTGGCGTAAATTTGGGTGGTTTTTATGTCCGTGTGTCCCAAAAGGCGGCTCACCGTTTCGATGGGTACGCCGTGCGACAAAAGTACGGTCGTGGCGTTCGTGTGGCGTGCAACGTGATAGGTCAAACGCACCTTGAAGCCGCATTGTCTGCCTATATCTTTGAGTATTTTGTTACAACTGCCGTTACTCGGAACGGGGAAAACATGACCGTCCCGAGCCAGCCCCTTGTATTTCTCTATGATACGTTTGGGAACGTCCAAAAGACGGATGTTCGATTCGGTGTTGGTCTTCTTTCTTCGGGTGATTATCCAAAGATTGCCGTCGAAGAATGTTTGCAGGCGGTCGGTGGTGAGGTTCTTCACGTCTGAATACGCCAAACCCGTGAACAAAGAAAGAAGCATCAAAGCAAAGGAGATAGGAATAAAGAGAATTAAACGCAACTTGTTGTAAAGCAACGGTTTTGCAGTTGTTTGCCATTACAGCCAAACAGCAGGGAAAGGCAGGATAATGCAAGGTTTCCGCTACCAAGTCATTACCTGTCCCGCTACCTGCCTGAAGCCTGAAAAACAGCGTTCCTAATGCTTGTAAACAAGCATTATACGTGCGGCAAGGGCTTCAAATCCGCAGATTTAGCAGCGTCCGTTCCGTTTGCGCCGTTCTGCCCCGTTTCCAATTCTGTCGGTCGGCAATGTATCACTAATATTGCAACCAAAAAAGTTATGGCAATGAAGACAGAAATGAAAGTGCTGCTCTACATCAAGCGCAGCGGACAGGACAAGGACGGACAGTCGCCCCTCATGGGCAGAATAGCCGTTAGGGGAAAGAACAACTCCATCGCGCAGTTCTCCTGCAAGTTCAAGGTGGACGTGAAGCTGTGGAACGCCACCGCACAACGGTGTACGGGCAAGAGCAGGATGGCGGTCATGGCAAACCGAGAAATTGAACGCACGTTGCTTCTACTCCGCCAACGGTTCAACGAACTGAAAGACATCAAGGAAGTCGTTTCGGCAGAGGAAGTGAAGAACGCCTACCAAGGGCTGGCGGAATCTCAGGACACCATCATGAAGCTGTTTGAGGAACACAACAGCGACTACGCCTTGCGCGTGGGCGTGAACCGCGCCGTGAACACCTATTACCAGTACACGAACACTTACCGCCACCTCGCCACCTTCCTGAAAGACAAGTACCGCCTTTCAGACATGCCTGTCAAGCAGTTGGACGAGAATTTCATCGAGGATTTCGACATGTACATGCGCACCGTCAAGCGGTTTATGCCCAAGACCATACTCGGACATGTAAACCGCCTGAAAAGCGTGATGATGCTTGCCGTGTTCCGTGGCATTATCCCGTTCAGCCCGTTCAAAGGTTACAGACCGCAAAAGCCGGAGTTCAAGCAGATGTACCTTACGGAAGAGGAACTGGGCAAGTTCGCCAACATGACCTACGACACGCCCAACCGCAATTTCACGAGGGACATGTTCCTGTTCTCGTGTTGGACGGGCATCTGTTACTGCGACATGAGGGCATTGACGGAGAAGAACCTTGTAAAAGCCGAGGACGGAAGCCTGTGGATTCATACCGAACGGCAGAAGACCGGAACGCCCGAATGTGTAAGGCTGATGGAAATACCGCTCGCCATCTTGGAGAAATACAGGGGCATGGATGCCGACGGTAAGCTGCTACCCATGCTTACGAAAGAAAGCATGAACCGCCACCTCAAAAAGATGTCGGTGATGTGCGGCATCAACCGTCCGATTTCATTCCATCAGGCACGTCATACATTCGGCAGCATAATTTGTTTATCGCAAGGAATACCCATCGAAACGGTAAGCAAAATCATGGGGCACAAGCATATAAATACCACACAGCGGTATGCGAAAGTTACGCAGGCCAAGATTGACCGTGATGTGGACAGGCTGAATGAAGCCATCGGCGGCAAGTTTTCCTTGTTCGGGATTGATGCATCCCCTTCCACGATACGCAAGGACAACACCCGGCGCAGGGTCAATCCGAGTTGGAAACAAAGGGCTATTGTCAAACAAATGATGGAGGGATAAGTCATGCGCAGCACGTTCAAGCTATTATTTTACATTAACCGCCAAAAGTTGAAGAAGAACGGAAAATGCCCCATTATGGGACGCATTACCCTTGACGGCAAGGTCAGCCAGTATTCCACGGGACTGGAAATCGAACCGGAATTTTGGGATGCGGAAATGGGCAGGGCTTCCACTGACGGGCGCAAGGAAAGCTTTGACAGCGAGAAGAAAAAGGAACTGGTCAGGCTGAACGAAGTTTTGTCCGCACTGGAAACCAAAGCCCGTGCCGCCTACAAGGAGAACGTGGACAGTTACGGCTTCGTGTCGGCAGAAATCATCAAAAATGCCGTGACGGGCAAGTCGCAGGTGAAGGAAACCCTGCTTGCGCTGATGGATGAGCATAATGAGGAGTATGCCAAGCGTGTGGGCATTGACAGGACAAGGCACAGCTATGTCCGCTATCTGACCACACGCAAGCACATCCACAATTTCATGAAGTACAAGTACAACATGGAGGACATGTCGTTGCGCTCGCTGACCATGCGCTTCATGACCGACTTCACGTTTTATCTGTCCACCGTGCTGAGATTGAAGGTATCGGCATACAACGACTATCTCATCCTGCTGCACAAGATGACGCGGCTCGCCTTGAAGAAGCATATCCTCAAACGCGACCCTTTCGCGGGACACAAGATAGAGAAGGTTCCGGTGAACCACCGCTACCTGACGGGTGAGCAGTTTGAGAAGCTGTTGAAAGCCAAGCTGCCCACATACCGACTTTGTCATACGAGGGACTTGTTCGTCTTTTCGACTTTCACGGGCATCGGGAGGGCGGATTTAGCGAATTTGACGGAGGACAACATCATCACGAAGGAGGACGGTAGCAAGTGGATTCACATCGCACGTCAGAAGACCAAGGCGGAGTGCCATATCAAATTGTTGGACATACCCTTGCGCATCATTGAGAAGTATCGCGGGGAAGGCAAGGACGGCAAACTGTTTTATGTGCCAATCACCGGAAACCTCAACCGCAGCCTGAAAATGATTGCCGAACAATGTGGTTTGGACTGCCACCTTACCTACTATCAAAGCCGTCACTCCTTCGCAACCCTGATTTGCCTGAACAACGGCGTGCCGATAGAAAGCATCAGCAAGATGATGGGACATTCCTCCATCCGTACCACGCAAATCTATGCGGAAATCACCAACCAGAAGGTGAGCCGTGACTTGGCCGTGCTGTCCGAAACCACCAAAGGCAAGTTCTCCCTACCTGACGACAGGATGCCCTTGCGTGTGTTCAAGTGCGGCAATTACAGCGGTTGGAAAAAGGAATGTAAACGGAATTCTGATAATGAAAAATGATGCGGACATGGAAAGAGGAATAATCACAATCAATGAAAACGGGGCGGTCACGATGCCGACCGCTCCCGTATGGATGACGCAGCAGGAGATGTCCGATGCGTTCAATGTGTTCGGTTGCTATATTCGTAAGGCTATTGCTGCCATTTACAAGAACAATGAATTGTCGGAAGAGGAAACGGTGCGGCACGTCAGGCAGGACGGCAGGATTTGCTATGACGTGTACAGCCTTGAAATGGTGGTTGCCGTGGCTTTCAGGTTACGAAGCAGGGAAAGCATGGCTTTCCGAAAGTTCATCATGGAAAGGTTGTACACCGTAAGCCATGAAAAGCCTGTAAATTTGTTCTTTTCGCTGTCCGTAACCAGTCCACGGTGTACGTGTTAGCAGTAAAGGATATAACATTATACAAAGAAAGCCGATGGTGACAAGTGAATTGTCCGCCCATCGGCTTTCTTTGTTTTTGCACATTCAGATTTACGTTCCCAAGCGGTATGCGTTCCGATACCCGCTCATCACCATCTTTTCGATGTCCGATTCCTTATACAGGATTTTCCCGCCCAATTGGTAATAGGCAATCATCCCGTTGTTGCGGTAGTCCTGCAAGGTGCGGCGGCTCACCTTGAGCCATGCCGACACTTCCTTGTCCGTCAGGAACTGTTCGTTACTTGGCGAAGCCTTATGGCTTGCGTCCATTCTTTCGATGCCTTCGAGCAGAGCATCCAGTTGTCCGATGAAGCCGACCTCCAGTTCACGGTCGGCAAGAATCAAGTCGTTCATAATTTACAGTGGATTTAGTGGTTACACTTTCGATTATCTGATTAGATGCTACAGCCACGATAGGCTGCATCCTTGCGTCTGTCCTCCACAAATCGGACGATGCGCTGCACATCCTCCGGCTTGTAGAAAATCTTGTGTCCTATCTGCGAGTAAGCCAGCGTACCGTTGTCGCGGAGCGTCTGCAAGGTTCGCGGACTGATTCGCAACTGTTGGCAGACTTCCTGGTTGTCCATCCAACGGCTGAGCCGTTTCCCTTCCCTCTTGCGGAGGATTTCATTCACCCGGTCGGACAGGCGGTTGAGCTTGCCGACCATTTCCTCATACTTGCTTTTTGAAATGATTACTACTTCCATACTCATTATATTTACTGTTTGTTCTTCTTTTTGCCAGCAAAGTAAAGCCGTTGTCCGCTTGAAACAATGGATTTGCAATAAAGTGGCAGCTTGTGGCAGCAAGTGGTCGGGAGTGGCGTTATCCGCCAAACCCGTGACGGCTGTTCCAAGCGTCCGTGATGCAAAGAAAAGCGAAGTCCGGCATAATCCGACCGCATTGCACCTGCGTGGCAGCATTTGGCGTCGATGTGGTAGTCTGTGGCGTTCTTCGGTTTCTCAAAGTGCATTTCCTTAAATCCGTCCTGACCGCTCCAATTAAGCCCTTAAAATTTCCAATGCCCGTTTCATGTACTATGGCAAAACGGCGCAGTGCGAACCGTTCCGGCAATGTGTAAAGTGCAAAACCATACATTGTTGCCCCACTCAATCCAATCCTTTGACTGTCTGTTTTATAGCCATTTCCTTTGCAACCGATAATCGGTCAAATGTGCGCACAACGACCAACATTGTTAAACATTTAATTCAGACAAGTATGAAGAAGAATTTAAGCAACCAAAGTATGGATGCAACATTGCAGGACTTTTTAGGCAACAAGCCGAGTTTGGAAACCCCGAAGCCTGAACCCCAGCCTGCCGACACGCAGGAAAAGACAAGCGAAGTTGTACTGGAACAGGCAGGTGAAGCTGTGCCGAAACAAGTGGATGAAACTCCGCAGGTGGTACGCCGTATCAGCGGCAAGCAGCGGCGGGCATCGTTGGAAGAGTATAAGGAAACATTCCTTTCCGTTCCGTCCATCGAAGACCGCAAGCCCGTATTCCTCAGCCGCAGCACGCGCGACGCCCTTGACCGTATCGTCCGTATGTTCGGCGAGCGACGTATGAGCGTGTCGGGACTGGTGGAGAACATCGCCCGGCAGCACCTTGACACCTACAGGGAGGACATCGAGGCATGGCGTAAACTCTGAGAATTAAGAAGTGGATTAACGGGGAGCAATTCAGAGTTACCCTGAACCAATCCAACGGAGTTTTGAGGGGAGCAAGTTTGTGTTTCGGGCATACCGAAACCGCTTGCTTCCACTCATGAACTCCGTGGAAGCCGCATCCCGTTGGTCTAATCAGTAATCGCATTCTAATCATTAGAAATTAAAAGCCAATGGAGCATAAACGTAAAATCAACAACAAAAACAAAGGAGGTCGCCCCAAGAAGGGAGCGGCAGACAAACTGAAATACCGCCTTACGGTGAAGATGGCGACATCGGACTACTACACGCTGAAAGGCAAGGCACGGAGCGCAGGCATATCCGCCGGGGAGTTCCTGCGCCGTTGCATGAGGGAGGGGCAGGTGAAGGAACGGCTCACGCCGGAACATACTGGTTACGTCCGCCAACTCTGCGGCATGGCGAACAACCTGAACCAGCTTGCACACAAGGCGAATGCGGCGGGCTTCGTCACGGTGAGGATGGAGTGCCGTGTGCTCGTGGCACGGATTGAGGAACTGCTGAATTTAATCCTCTTATGACAGCCGGATATGATAGCTAAAATCGTAAAGGGAAGCAGTTTTAGGGGTGTGGTAAACTACATTCTTGACAAGGGAAAGGACGCTAAAATCCTTGTCTGCGACAGCCTTTTTGTCGAGGACAAGGACACGATAACTATGAGCTTCGAGGCGCAATCAAAAATGAATCCAAAGGTTACGAAGCCTGTCGGACACATCTCGTTGGCTTTCCATAAGGAGGATGAACACCGCCTGACCGACCGCGCAATGGCTGGAATAGCGTTGGAATACCTGAAGGAAATGGGAATAACCGACACGCAGATTCTCATCGTACGCCACTTCGACAAGGAGCATCCGCATGTGCATATAGCGTTCAACCGCATTGCCAACAACGGCAGGACAATCAGTGACCGGAACGAACGGATACGCAGCGCACGCATCTGTAAGGAGATTACAAGGAAGTACAGCCTTTATCTCTCCAGTGGCAAGGAGCGTGTGAAGCAGCACCGCCTGAAAGAGCCGGACAAGACCAAGTACGGGCTTTACTCCATCCTTAAATCGGAGGTTTCAAGGTGTGGAAACTGGAACATGCTTACCGCTAATCTGAAGAAACAAGGCGTGGAAATTCAGTTCAAGTACAAGGGCAAGTCGGACGAGGTGCAGGGTATAGTTTTCACCATGAACGGCTATTCGTTCAGCGGCTCCAAGATTGACAGGCGGTTCAGCTATTCCAAGATAGATGCTGCATTGGAACGTAACAGACATACCGAGCGAATGGAAATGTCACCCTCTTCGCGTCATGAAGAACTGCCCACGTTTCAACCAGAATCAAGGGGAAACGATGATTTGTACAGCGGTTCGATTGGTCTTTTCATGCCGGACAACGCGGACGGACAGGCTGAGGAAAACCGTTTCGAGGAAGAATTAAAACGCAGGAACAAGAAAAAGAAACAACGTAAAATAGGATTCTAAAAATGGATAATAATGAAGTTTATGCGCTCTTTGAGGACATCAAGAATGGCCTCAAGGGTATCAACGAGAAGTTGGAGAACGCTCCAAAAGTAGCAAATGCCCAGTCAGACGGACAGCCTCCGGCGGTGGACTTGAACCCCATAAAGGAGCTGTTCGAGAATTCCGCAAAAGAGCATCAAGCACAGACCAAAGCCATGCTGACCAAGTTCGGGGAAGCGGAAGTAAAGACATCGAACAGAATATTAGGCTTGTTGCGTGATTTGAAAGAGGCGTTTATTACCTACTCGGAAGAGCGGAAGGACGAGCCGCAGGAGCATATCCACCGTCATCAATTCGACATCAAGTCCAACAGGATGTTTTCTCTTTTGGTTGGCATGGGTATCGTGTGCAGCCTTTCCATCTGGGGCAACATCGAGCTTTGGAAATCCAAGCGTCAGTATGCGGACGATGCGTTGAAGTTCCGCGTCATCCGCTCATGGGGTGGTTGCAATGCCAATCATATCCTTTGGCTGAATGACGTGTTCGACATCCACCGCAACGAGGAAACTATCGAATGGATACGGCAAGAGGCTGACGGCTACGACAAGGGGTTAAAGACTTTGTCCGACAGTCTGATGCAGGAGAAATTGAAAGTGACACGAATGAAGAATAACAATAACCAAAAGTAACGTGAATGGCATCGGTAAAAGTGAAATTCCGTCCTTCTGCCACAGATGGCAGGGAGAGCAGCATCTACTATCAGGTGATACACAACCGCGCGGTCCGCCAGATTACGGCAGACCTGCATGTACATGAAGGCGAGTGGAACGCTGGAACCTCGTCCGTAACGATTCCCACTTGGGCTGATGCGGACAGGAAGCATCACCTCCACATGATTCAAAAACATATCAGCCGTGACGTACTGCGGCTTGAAAACATCATCCGCGACCTGACGCTCAAAAGTGTCTGTTCGGCAGATGCCATTGTGGACGTCTATCGAAAACAGACAAGCCTGCAATCGTTCTTCAATTTCATGGATTCCGTCATCGGACAACTGAAACGCCTGAACAGGGAACGCACATCAGAAACCTATGCGTCTGCTTTGTCCAGTTTCATGCGTTTCAGGCGGAACAAGGATATACAGTTAGACGACATGGATGAAGACTTGATAATGGAATACGAGGCATGGCTGAAAACAAATGGCGTATCCCTGAATACCATATCTTTCTATATGCGCATCCTTCGCGCCACATACAACCGTGCCGTGGAGAAGGAACTGACCGCACAGAAATATCCCTTCAGGCATGTCTATACGGGAATGGACAAGACCGTGAAACGCGCCATATCCCTGAAGGACATCCGGCGCATCAAGGAACTTGACCTGACGGGAAAGCCGCATTGGGAACTGGCAAGGGATATGTTCCTCTTTTCGTTTTACACCCGTGGAATGTCGTTCATTGACATGGCTTATTTGAAGAAGTCGGACTTGAAAAACGGCATATTGAGTTACCGGAGGCACAAGACCGGACAACAACTCCACATCAGGTGGGAAAGCTGCATGGAGGAAACCGTGGCGAAATATGCCGCAGGATGTTCCGGTGATTACCTGCTCCCTATCCTGAAACTGCCTTCCAAAAAGCTACGCAGCCAATACAAAAGCACGCTGTTCCGCATCAACAAGTACCTGAAAGAAATTGCCCGACTGTGCGGCATTGCCGCGCCGCTTACCATGTACGTGAGCCGCCACTCTTGGGCGAGCATCGCCAAAAGCAAGAACATACCGATTTCTGTAATCAGCGAGGGCATGGGACATGATTCGGAGGAAACCACGCGCATATACCTCGCGTCATTGGACGGTTCGGTGATAGACAAAGCGAACTTGCTTATCCTGAAAGACTTGTAATCAGAATTTGTTTGGGAACAATGACGGTACTTCTGTCGGAAGATACACTATCGGATGCAAAATTACACATTTTTGTGAAAAATGGGCAAGTTTAGTCTTGCAAAAATGACCTATGAGGATGTAAAAACGGCACAAAAAGAGTAATTGTTTCATAAGTAAAGAAGAAACCAGTTGAATATCAGGTACAATCCTCTCCCGACAGGAGATACACCTTAACCAAAGTGTATCAACGTGCCTGAAACAGCCGACATATTGGAGAACAGCATCTTGCAGGCTTCCCCCGGATTGCTGTCAACCCTGCTCAAAGACCATACGACGAGCAGGGGCGATGCCGTGTGCAACATATTCTGGGCGACTTCCGACTATGAACGCCTTGGCAAAGGGTATGGCTACCATGACCCGATATTGCTCGAACTCATTACGGGTGACAACGGTAATGTCATCATGCCCCGTGTCCTGAAGCACAAGGATACCCAGTCGGCACGTATCCGTGACATGGCGGAGGTGTTCACCCCTGCGTGGGTATGCAACGCACAGAACAACCTGATTGACGAGGCGTGGTTCGGCAGGAAAGACGTATTCAATATGGAATACACGTCAGAGGACGGCACGCACGGCTGGAAAACGAATCCCGAAAGAATAAATTTTCCCGAAGGAAAGACATGGAAGGATTATGTCCGTGACACACGTCTTGAAATCACCTGCGGCGAAGCACCCTATATCGTCAGCCGCTATGATGCCACCACAGGCGCGGTCATTCCGCTTGCCGACCGTATCGGACTGCTTGACCGCAAACTGCGTGTTGTCAGTGAGAACACCGAGACTTCCGGTGAATGGCTGGAAGCCGCGCAGGAGACTTACAAGAGCCTTTATGCCTATGAATGGCAGGGCGACAGTCTGCTCATCGCCCGTGAATCCATGCTTGCCTCTTTTGTGGAATACTACCGTGCCAAGTTCGGGAAAGACCCGTTTGCGAAGTCCGTGAACTACATCGCCTACATCATTTCGTGGAACGTGTGGCAGATGGACGGGTTGAAAGGTGTTGTGCCTAACAGTTGCCACGAAAGGGTGGAAATGTCCACAGACCTTTTCGGGGAAACCACACGGACAGTGACCACCTGTGAGGGATGCCGCACGGACAACATTTTCAGGCATAACGGCACTTATTGCCTCATAAAGGACTGGCGTGCCAAAGACCCGCAGACCGGGCGTAAAGGCAAGCGAATCCGATACATTGACCTCCTAAAATGAATGCCTATGAAATACTTTTCTTCCCTTAAACTGAAGCTGATATACGTGTTCCGCATCAACGATGCCGAACATAAGGATTGTCTGAAGATAGGCGAGGCTACCTGTGACGATGAGAACGTCATCGGACTGGCGCCCAACAGCAAGCCTTTGAATGAGGCGGCAAGGAAGCGCATCAACCAGTACACGCAGACCGCAGGCATACACTACGAACTGTTACACACCGAACTGACGCTGTACAACCGTGGCGGCTTGCGTTCGTTCAACGACAAGGAGGTACATGCCGTATTGGAGCGTTCAGGCGTAAAGAGGAAGGTATTTGACATGGAGAACAAGGCTAACGAATGGTTCATGACCAGCCTTGATGTCGTAAAGCGTGCCATTGCAGCCGTCAAGGAGGGCAAGGAATCCCTTTTGCCGGGAGAGGTAACAAACGGGCGCAGCCCCATTGTGTTCCGCCCCGAACAGAGGGAAGCCATTGAGAAGACGGAAAGGCAGTTCAGGAAAGGCAACCAGATGCTCTGGAACGCCAAGATGCGTTTCGGCAAGACCCTTTCCGCCCTACAAGTGGTCAAGGACATGGATTTCAAGCGGACGCTCATCCTGACCCACCGCCCCGTGGTGGACAGCGGATGGTTCGAGGATTTCGGCAAGATATTCTATGACCGCAACGACTTCGCTTACGGTTCCAAGAACAACGGGGAAAGCCATGCAAACCTTGAGCGCAGGGCAAAGATTGAGGGATTGCATTATGTCTATTTCGCCTCCATGCAGGACTTGCGCGGCTCTGAACTTGTCGGCGGCAACCTCGACAAGAACAATGAGGTGTTCGCCACACCTTGGGACTTGGTTATCGTGGACGAGGCGCACGAGGGAACGCAGACCGAACTCGGCAAGGCAGTGATGGCTGAGTTGGTCAAGGAGGATACAAAAGTCCTGCGTCTGTCAGGAACGCCGTTCAATCTCTTAGACGATTTCAAGGAGAACGAAATCTACACATGGGACTACGTGATGGAGCAGCGTGCCAAACTGGAATGGGACAAGACCCACTTCGGCGACCCCAACCCGTATGCGACACTGCCAGCCATGAACATCTACACCTACGACCTCGGACGTTTGTTGAAAGAGTTTGTCGATGAGGACGTGGCTTTCAATTTCCGCGAGTTTTTCCGTGTGGACAAGGACGGCGGTTTTGTCCATGAACGTGACGTTTCCGCTTTTCTCAACCTGCTTACCAAAGAGGACAAGGAAAGCTGTTATCCTTTCGCCAACGAAGAATACCGCAATGTTTTCCGCCATACGCTGTGGATGGTGCCGGGCGTAAAGGAGGCAAAAGCGTTGAGTGCGTTGTTGCAACGACATCCCGTGTTCCAGCATTTCCATGTTGTCAATGTGGCGGGCGACGGCGACGAGGACGAGGAAAACCGCGGTGCGCTTGAAATGGTAAATGAGGCTATCGGAAAAGACCCAGACGCGACACGTACCATCACCCTGTCCTGCGGACGCCTGACCACGGGCGTGAGCGTTCCGGCATGGACAGCCGTGTTCATGCTTTCCGGTTCGTACAATACGGCGGCATCCAGCTATATGCAGACCATCTTCCGCGTGCAGACACCCGCCACCATCAATGGACGGGTGAAGGAGCAGTGTTACGTGTTTGACTTTGCGCCAGACCGCACGCTGAAAGTGCTTGCCGAGACTGCGAAGATTTCTGCCAAGGCAGGCAAGACCTCGCAGGACGACCGCAAGACGATGGGCGACTTCCTCAATTTCTGCCCGGTCATTTCCATCGAAGGCTCGCGCATGGACAAGTTTGACGTGCCGCGTATGCTGGAGCAGTTGAAGAAGGTCTATGTGGAGCGTGTGGTGCGCAACGGATTCGAGGACAACAGCCTGTACAATGATGAGTTATTGAAACTGGATGACTTGGAATTGAAGGAGTTCGACGACCTGAAGAAAATCATCGGTCAGACCAAGGCTATGCCCAAGACCAATCAGGTGGACATCAACAACCAAGGGTTGACGGGAGAAGAATACGAGGAAAAAGAGAAACTGGAGAAAAAGCCCAAGAAGGAACTGACCGAGGAGGAGAAGCGCAGACTGGAGGAACTGAAAAAGAAGACGAAGAACCGCGAGGCGGCTATCTCCATTCTCCGTGGCATATCCATCCGTATGCCCCTGCTCATATACGGTGCGGAACTGGACAACGAGGACGAGGAAATCACCATCGATAATTTCGCCGAGAAGATAGACCCGCGCTCATGGGAGGAGTTCATGCCCAAAGGGGTGAGCAAGCAGAAGTTCAACGCATTCAAGAAATACTACGACCCGGATATCTTCCGTGCCGCAGGTAAGCGCATCCGTGCGATGGCGAAAGCGGCTGACAAGTTGAGTGTGGAGGAGCGCATCGGGCGCATTACGGACATCTTCAGCACGTTCCGTAATCCCGACAAGGAAACGGTGCTTACTCCGTGGCGTGTGGTGAACATGCACCTCGGCGACTGTTTGGGAGGCTACTGCTTTTTTGACAAGGATTATGAGCATACTATTGACGAGCCGCACTTCATCGACCACGGCAAGGTGACGGAAGAAGTGTTCACTCCTGACAGCCGCATCCTTGAAATCAATTCCAAGTCGGGCTTGTACCCGCTTTACATGGCTTATGGCATTTACCGCTCCCGACTGAAGGACAGCACCATTTCTGCCGAAACGCTTGAAGAACAGCAGGCGGTATGGGACAAGACCGTTGTCGAAAACATCTTCGTGGTCTGCAAGACACCGATGGCGAAAAGTATTACCAAGCGGACGCTGGTGGGCTTCCGCAAGGCAAAGACAAATATGTGGGCACCAGATGACCTTATCAACAAAATCAAGAATCAACCGGAACTTTTCATCAAAAAGGTACATGATTTAGCTGGAAATAATATGAAATTCAATGCAGTAGTGGGAAATCCACCATATCAAGAAGTCGTAGCTCAGAAAGAAACCGATAATGGACAAAAACGTAGCAGCAGTATTTTCCAATACTTTCAAACAATAAGTGAGAAACTTGGAAGGTACACATCGTTAATCTATCCCGGTTCAAGATGGATTCATAGGTCAGGTAAAGGACTTGAAAAGTTCGGATTGGCGCAGATGAACGACTGCCATTTAGTATTACTTGAATTTTTCCCGTGTTCAACAGATATATTTAAGGATGTTGCTATAGCAGATGGACTTTCTATCGTATTAAAAGACCTGAATAAAACTCAGTCGGGATTCAAGTATGTATATTCTAAAAATGGGAATAAGATAGAAATTGAAGCAAGCTGTCCAAGAAATACGTTATTCGCTCTTAATCCACATGATGTTGAGATTACAAAGAAACTCGATGCGATTATTTCAAAATATGCTTGTTTGCATGATTCGGTATTATCGCAAAAGTTATTTGGCATTGAAAGCGATTTTGTTGAAAAAAATCCTTCTCTTGTCAGGGAATATAATGATGGAGATTATTTCAATCCAGATACAGAAATAAAGCTGTTTACCAATGACAAGGCTGGGAAAAGTGGTCGTGCACGTTGGTATGTAGCAAACAAGGGTGTTATTTCTTCGGGAACAGAATACTTAGGACAATGGAAAGTCATTGTTTCAAGTGCGAATGCCGGAGGACAAAAGCGAAGTAATCAAATAGCAGTAATAGACAACCATAGTGCGTTTGGGCGTTCACGAGTAGCCTTAAAAACTTTTGAAACAGAGAAGGAAGCACGTAATTTTTTAAAATATGCAACCAGTGAGATTATTCGATTTGCTTTTTTGATGACAGACGAATCGCTGACATCCTTGGCAAAGAAAGTTCCTGATTTATTAAACTATACCGATAGTAACGGGTTAATTGATTATAATGAAGATGTTAATATGCAGTTATACAGACTTTTTAGCATAGATGATACACAGCAGAAATATATAAAAGAAAGACTTTGCTAA